TTGAAGTAAGAGCTTCTTTCACGTTATTGACTACATGTGTAGGAACTCCAGCAGGGCTAACTTCTACAGTTGCAGCTGGTGCTTCACCTTCGTTAATTTTTTGAATCTCAACTTTTTTCATTCTAAGATCTCTTGTCTGCCAGAAATTATCGATCTGGTATTGAGTCTCTAGAGGATACATTTTAGACTGCTTATGAATGCTGTCTTTCTGAACTCCATTGAGAGATTCGTAAATCTCTTTGTACTTCTCAGGCATGTTAGCTACATAGTCCAATTTAGCAGGTCCTTGAGGGATGAATACAGAGTTCCAGATTCTGTTTGCATCTTGTACAGACATGTATCTGTTGTTAGCAAAAGCTTCAGTTACTTTAGTCTGCATGCTCTCGTTAAGAGCTTCAAATTCATTTCTCTTTGCAGAATCGAGGAATCTCATGAAATGATTCTCTTCTTTTTCTTCAGTTTTATTCTTTACTGATTCAAGAATAGCGTCTACTTTCGCGGTTACTGATTCTTCAATTTTTTCTGCTACTGCGTGTACTGTTTCTTTCTCAGTAGAAGCTGATGCGTCATCAGTATTCTTTTCATTCAAAGTGTTGAGGTTCTCTGCGAGGTAGTTTGCGTACTTACCGAGATTCTCTACGTTCTCTTTGATGTACTCAGAATACTTAATCATGTTGTTTTGGTTCTCTGCGAGGTATTCGCTGTAACCGATGCCTTGATCAAGTCTTTCTGCAAGATATTTAGAGTAAGAAATTGCGTTGTTTTGGTTCTCTGCGAGATAGTTAGAGAACTGGATCATTTTGTCTTGGTTCTCTGCAAGGTACTCGGTATAAGAGATGCCTTGATCTACTTTCTCTGCTACATATTTAGTGTAGTTCACCAATGCGTTGGTCTGCTCTGCTACGTACTCAGAATAAGAAATTCCTTTGCTAACGCTCTCTGCGAGGTAGTTAGAGTACTCTTTTAGCTTGTTGAGGCTTTCAACTACATAGTCTCCGTGGGAGATGTTCTTATCGAGGTTTTCAGCCAAGTAGTTGGTGTAACCGAAAAGCTTGTTCATGTTCTCAGCCAAGTGGTTAGTATATTCTACAACCTTTTCAAGCTTCTCAGATGATTCTTGGCCATTCTTTAAAGACTCGAACTGCTGTTTCACATACTCGGAGTACCTGTTGAAGTCCTCAGTTGAGACAAAATTTGGATTGCTCATCGTTTCTTCTGTATTTTTGTATTTATTATTGGGGTTCTCTTGTACCGTGTTGGTGTCATCTGACATTTCATAGATGAAGAGTTCATCGTCATCGCCGAAACCGAAAGACTCATTGACTCTTCTAAGCTCAGCTGCTGCAAAGCCAGGATCGGCTACTAGATCATAAGTAAAAAGCTTTTGGATTTTGACTTTTCCGTCAGAACCAACGTTACCTGCTGCTCTAGAAGAAATGTGAAGAGGAACTCCAGCCTCTACTAAAGCTTTGGCTTGTTTTCCTTTATCTGTATTGAGAAGTTTGATCTTACCGACCACTTGCTTCTTAGCCTGATCGTACTCTAAGTCTTCAATGACGTGAGAGACATTCTGCAAAGAGATGTCAAATTTAGTAGGGTGATCTAGTTCGCCTAGAAGCTTCCCTTTTTTTACTTTCTCTTGCAGCTCTTTGAGGTGAGGAAGAAACTCTTTCTCCTCATAGATCCTGCCGTTTTTATTTTTAATGTCGAACTGGGTGAAAGTTCCTTCTAAGGTGATGCTGTCGTCATCTCCCTTGTGAACGAGGGTCTCGCCCGAACGTTCCAAAATTAGTAATTTCTTGGACATTTGTAGTCTCTTAATTTGTATTTCTATATATCAAATACTCTTTTGTGCAGTTAGAGCTCGAGGCCTGGGATGTCCTCTGCGCCTCCAGCGTCATCTCCACCGAGAGAACCTGCATCGATGTTCTCGTCTCCCATGTCTTTAGAGACTTTCTTGAACTTCTTAGGATCTTCACCGTCTGCTATCTTCTCCGCGTCTCCAGGTTCATATCCTTGCTTCACGAGGTCATCGACTTCTTTCATCTTCTTGTTCTTCTTCAAATCCTCTTCGGTGAATCCACCGTACTTCTTGATCAAGAAGTTAAGGCTGAAGAAAGGAACTTCGTTCATCTCGCTGTCTTGTTCTGTGAGACCGCTTCTAACTTGGGAGATAAAGTCTATTCTCTTAGAAGCAAGTTCCATCTGCTTCAATTCTTCAAAGACGTTGTCTTTGTTATATTTGATCGTTAAGTTACCCTTGAAATTGGTATCATCTTCCAATTCTGGATAGTCGAGACATATTTGAATGTAAAGAGGCTTGACCAAGATCTCCTGGAAGATTGATCTCAATCTATTGATGAACTTAGCGAACTTGATCTCTTCTCTGTTCATACCTTCTGCAGCCATTTCGTAAGTAGCTGGAGAATCTTTATCGAATCGGCTGAAAGGAATCTTTGAAGCAAGCTTCAATTTATCATAGAACCACTGCAAAGATTCAGTGTCTGATAGCTGAGGACCGTCATTTGCCAACGTATCAATCTCAGGCTGCTCACCGTCTTTAGAGGGTAACCAATACTCTTTATGGAACTGCATCATTGGCTTTCCATTAGTCTGTATTTCTCCAGATTGCATGTCAAAATTGACCAGCTCACGATAGTTATTCATCAACTGAGCCAAAGATTGTTTTGCTCTCGTTTTTGATTTACCACCTACTGGAATCACGAATTTCATCTTGAAGCTCGCGTTAGTTACAGCCCAGATGATCCTAGAGTGTTCCATGATCCTCAAGAGGTTGAAAGATCTAATTAACCTCTCAACATAAGAAACTCTAGAAGGAGAGTTGACTGATGAATATGCTAGGTAAATGACTTGAGTATCGAAGAGAACTCTCTCTTTCGGTCCACCACCCTTGTACTGTATCCAGATTTTCTTTCCAGATTCTTTATCAACGGCAGGCATGAGAGAAACCGGATCGAGCTCTTTAAAGCCGATAATGTGTCTCTGCTCATCATCGTAGATTATTTCAAAAGAAAGATAACCGTCTACTAACCACTTACGGAAGTAGTTCCAAGAGGATTGGCCATCGCTGAATCCAAAATATTCATAGATCTTGTTGTAACTGTCTATGAGATCGTCTTTAACTTCTTTAGAAACTGAAGCATTAATGATAGGATAAGCAAAATAGTTAGTCTCATCATAGACGATCGCTTCGTCTGTCACTGTATCTAAAATGTCTTCAATTTCGTCTTGGACCGCGAAGTTTCTCAGCTGGTCTCTCTTTTTTCCGTAACTCTTGTCGAAATAAGAAATATTCTTCTTATTTGACACGTCTGTCATTGAAAGAGAAGCGAAAAGATAGTACATATCGTCTGAGTCCGATCCCATGGGATTGAACATGCCGTAGCCTATCTGGTTCTCGGTAAAACCGACTGCTCTTGAGTTTCTCAAGACCATGTCGTCGTAATTCATTCCAAGTCGGCTGAGACGTTTAAGGGCGTCCGAAACTGGATTGCCTTTCGTCAACGAACCCTTTCTGTCTGAAAATCCGGCCATATCTTATGAGTATTTGATGCTCTTATTACGTATATATTGTCTGTACCCTTCTGTCACTTGCGTTAGGTTCGTATTCTTGAAAAATCTAGGTATGATGCAACTGGCCAGAAACCAGTTCTCATAAGTCAATTCATACGCCTGCTTAATGCTAGCTTTGTGATACATTTTTATAGCGTAAGAAAAGTAAAAAGTTTTTTCTAGCGGGAATAGATCAGAATATCTAAATTGAAGAGATGTCTGCTGTCTTACATTCAAGCTCTTAGTGTCTATGAACTGCTGCATCAGTTGAGGTCTGAAAAAGTTGAACCACTCTTGCAGGAAGTTAGGTTTCATGATCTCAGGAAGCCAATTGATGTTGATTCCGATCATGTAGCCCGGCTCATAAATGTATTTTCTACTGAATTTACCCTGAAAACCGGCAGAAAGTCTCGCTGAATCTCTTCCTGTTTCTCCTAAACAAATCACCACCGGTTTTTGGTCGAAGGGCTCGTTAGGCCATAGAGGATCAGAATAATCAAAGACGTACAACTTTCCAGGCTGGTACTGATCAGAATTAGTGATCTTTTTGACTCTTTCGTTTTTCGTGGATTCTGATTCTTTAACCCAGTCTTCTGCAGCATTGGAAGCATTGGAGAGGCTCTTAGCTTCTTTTATGAACTCTTCTCTTCTCTTTTTGACTTTGAGATAATCTTCAGCTCTTTTTAGCTGTTCAGTCTGATATAAGTGGATGAGGAGAGGAGTACTTGGCATTAGATCAGTTTGCTATTTTCGGTGATGATCATTACCTTCATTGCTCTATCAGCCGCAAATTTCTTGAGAGCTTCCATCTTACAGAGATTTGTCACGTAAGTATTGTAGGCATATTTGAAGCTGGCAACTGCTTTTTCAGTGAGCCTCTTCGGAGGTTCTGGCTTTTTCAGTTGAGCAGAAGGTTTCACCTCTACTATGTATCTCTCTTCGACTTCACCTCTCTTTACGATGATAAAATAGTCAGGGTAGTAGTTATGAAATTTCTTATCTAGAACGTTATAGTATTTGATCTCGGTAGGTTCTGAGCTCCACTTAAGGACTGCAGGGTTAGTGTCACAGAATATCGCGAACTTCTTCTCCCAAGAAGATCGGCAAATTATGGGTAACTCCCCCACATATTTGCCGATGTTCTTTGGTTGAAAATAACTCTGTTTGAAACCCGACTTTGCTGTCGGTTTTACCCTTTTGATTTTACTCATTAGATGCTGTATATGCCTTCGGAATCGTCTCCGTGGCTGTCCATGCTAATGGTACCTTTGTACTTCTTAGGGTGTATCTGGTTCCAGCCTTTTGCGAATCCTCGTTTTGCTATTTCTGTGAAGTAAGCGAAGGCGTTGGTTCCTTTTTCTGGATTGAAGCTTCTCCAGTATTTCAAAAGATCCAGATAAGCTGCTGAAATACAGTCTTTACGATCTTCTGGGTTTTTATAGACGAGTCTTTGAGATGCTTTATTAGCGATCTTGATCATCATTTCTTGTGCTCTCGGAGTCAATGCATCTTGCTTCTTCGAAATTACGATTTCCTCAAAGAATTCTTTGGGTTTTACGTAATATGGTTTTTCCTGATTTGCTTTCATTAAATCTGCGCTTTGAGGTGTTTTCTTAAAATTGTGCCGCTGCCACCTTCCAAGGTTCTATAAGAGATCTCTTCTGAATCAGAAGACTTCGCATATTCCTCGGCGTTGACTATTATTTTATCGCCGGCATTAAGATTTGTATCGTTCGCAGCGACTACGACGTAAGCTTCTCCACTTTTTATTGACTCAATCAACTTTTTTTTTCTGAAATTTCAGAAATTTTATGGTAGATTGATTGGAGTTCTTTTTCTTTAGCCTCGATCTCAGAAGTTAAAATGTCAAAAGCTTCTTTCAATTGCTCGTGGTTAGGATGAAGAGCCATAGTAGCTATGACTTCTTTCTTCTTACCTTCAAGCGATTGGAGATTTTCTTGGATAGAATTTTTCTTACCTTGAAGATCAAAAGCAAGCTTCTCTTCTGTGCTGAGCATTTCCTGAACTAGAGGAGTGATATCGAAGTTTACAAATTCGTTGACCAATTCTTGAGCAACTTTAGCACTGTTAACTTGGATCATTTCATTGCATCCCATCGCTGAATTGATTCTGTTGATGAAGATGCTCTCGTTCATTTTAGCAATGTTTACCGCTACGCCTCTACGCTGAGTAGAAACTACAGAGGTAAAGATATCGATCTCTTTAACAGTATCGATAGATTCGATCAAGAAAGCAATTTTTTCTGAAACGATTTTAGAATCGTTAGAAGTAAGAGCGCTTTCCTGTAAAGCTGTCATGATAGCTTCTGGAGTCGTATTTTCAAGAACTTTATTCTCTACAGTAACTCCGTTCTCGTTGATGGTCAAAGATTTTCTCTTACCGTAGTAGGTGAAACCTTCGTTGGTTGCAGAGAAGATTGATAAAGCATCGAGAGTCTTTAAGAATCTAGATCCAGGCTTTTGGTTTTCAGATGCTTCAGCGATTTCGTTCTCTGAAACTGCATAAAATTTACCAGCTAAAGAGATAGTTACAGTTCCATCTTCGTTCTCTTGAACTGGGCTATAGATCTTCTGCATTGCTGCAGCAGAAGTATCTTTCATCTCGTTCAAAGTATTGGCAATTTTAGTAGCAGCAGTTCTAACAGGAACTGACCATGCAAAAGCCTTCAAAGAAGAGTAATTATCTTTGATGAAGTCTTCACCTTCTTCGATCATTTTTTCGATAGCTTCTACTGGTTTCGAATTGAAAGCAACGTATCTGTCGCTCTTCATATTGTAGAGAGCTTCCATTAAGAAAAGAGAAAGACGGTTGTGAGACTTGATCTCATCGATATGTAAGCAAAGATCTTTTACAGATTCGATCCAAGCATGCTCATGAAGTTTTTGTCTAAGAACGCTTACAGCTTCGAGATAGTTTCTCTTCTCTGTAACGCTTAAAGCTTGTTTCTTAAGCTTCTCAAGTTCAGCTTGAGCGCTGCTCTTGTTCATGTTAGCGTCTTCTAAAGACTTGTTAGTGTTATCAATGGACTTCAAAAGACCTTGGGCTTTTTCAGTGTCTAGAGCTACAAGAGAAGCGTCTAATGCTTCGTTAATCTTTTTAGCTGAGAAGCCGTACTTACCGGCGTTAGCCGCATCGAGCTCGCCGACAGATTGTTTTGTTTCTTGAATCTTCTTGACGAGATTCTCGACTGAAAACTTCATGTTTGTATTTTTTGTTTGTGTATTGTTTTCTTCAACGCTGATGACCTGTAAAAATGTCTGTGCTGCTTTCTGCATTGCGACTTCGGCGCTAGTAGGAACTTGAGAAATTCCCTGAATGCCGTTAGCTGCCTTCTCAGCATCTATGCCCATTCCTAAAAGTACGCTATAGATCTGAGCATCGGTCTTGCCGCTCTTTCTGAACTCGTTGACCAAAATTGTTAATGTGTCCTTCGCGGCTGCAGTTTCAGCTGCATTCGGAAAATGACCGTTTAAATAGACTGGGTATCCCATTTCGTTCGTATTTTCATTATTTCTATATATCCTGTCACAAAGTCTGAGGATTAGAATTGTCAGCATTTCGGTACTCTTTGCTGTCAGAGCTTTCTATATCATTTGTATTGAAAGGTTGCACAATTGTTTCAGCGAACACCGGACCAGTCGGAGAAGCTCCTCCAGTCGGATCTGAAAGAGGATTGTATCCCTGGTTGCTTGCTTCTCCCTCGCTATAAGGAGCCTTTCTATAGTCATCGATAGTTGATTCTATCGTCTCCATCACATTGCCGAAATAGATTCCGCTTCCATTATAGATGCCGACTCCAGAGAGTCGAGAGTTGTTGGAAGTCTCCACGACCTGCATCGGTATTTCAGCCAACTGAAGGCCGTCTTCAAAGACGTAAAGAAAGCTGCTTACTGCTAGAGAAAAGCTCACTTTGTACTCTTTTCTGTCAGTGAAGCCATATTCAAAGAGCTGCTCTTGAGCCAAATCCTCAGGGAGAGAAAAGTTAGATTGAGCCTGAAATCCGCCATAATCTACGTAGAAGAGATTGTTCTTATAGAGACGGCTGATCAAAGCTTCTGTAACTTTGAAGAGTTCTAAGTTATTATTGACGACTATAGTCGTGTTAAAGTTTAAGTTGAGGGGAATCGCCTGAGTCGACAGAGCAAAAGTTTTTAGTTGACCTTTGTAGGGTCTAATGATCTGCGTCCTCACAAATTTGTTAATCAGAGCAGCCGAATCAATAGCGGCAGACTCTAATTGAATGATGCCTCTAGGCGTCCTTTCATAATCGCCTATCGCCTTTCCTTCAGCCTGAGCGTCAAATAGAAAATTGTCTAGTAAGAATCTTTCCTGCCCTGTTACTGAATAGTAGAAGGGAATATCGATCTTCTGTTTAGTGTCCTCGTCGAGAACATTATAGAAATAGATCTTGTTATTCAGCTCGTTGAGCAGAGCTACTATGATGTGTCTAATGTAAGACAGGTCCTTGTTATATTCTGCGTTGTATGCTGACACTTATAGGGCTTTCTTTTCTTATTTATTCGCCTGAACGCAGAGACATTATGCTACAAGATTATTATACTACCTTTCTCATGCAATCGATGTCACGAGATGGTCTCGATTGATACCTCGCTAAAGCCTGAGACCTTGGCTATTTCTATTTTCTTATCAAAAAGTTCGCTGGGAAGCACTGTGTGGTTGATCACAAAGGCGTTAATCTTGGCCTCTTTGATCGTCTCGTGAATGATCCCCAAGATGTGATAGATTCCGTCTGAATCGACTGAACTAAAAATCTCGTCTAGGAAAAGAACGTTCAGGCTCGGAAATCTTACTTTCATCATTTTGATGAGAGCAATGATGATCGCGAAATCAGCTTTCTTCTTTTCTCCGGTGCTCAGAGTTTTAGGATTGACTTCTTCTCCAAGATGCGTAATTACTGAATCGAACTTATTGTCGAAAGAGATGTTGAAAGGAATTCCTAGAGTTCTCGTCATCTGAGAAATGTTGGCATTCAAAGATGGAAGAATCATCTTCATCGCCATGTTCTTGATCCCATCATCTCCAAGCATCGTTTCTAAGATTCCGTAAAAATGTTCCTCAGAAGTAAGTTCAGTCTTCTTAGAAGTCTTCGTCCTCTCTTTGGCTTTAAACTCCTCTATGAGAGATTGAAACTCGCTGTGTTCTCCCTTGTCCATCTTCTTAGCTAATTCTAAAAGATCAGATTTGAAAGATTGAATCTTAGAGTTGAGATCAGATATTTTAGAAATGACTTTAGTCTCTTTGCTTCTAATCTCATTGATCTCTTTCTCTACCGCAGTAACTCGATCTCTAACTCCTTTGAGCTCTTCTTCATTCTCAGATTTTTCTTTTTCTAACTTGTCTTTCAAGCCGAGATGAAATTCTGATTTAAGATCAGCGTGACAAGTAGGACACTGGTCGTTCTTAAAAAGTTCTAATTCTTTTTCTAATTTTCTCTTATTAGATTCGCGGCTAATTAGAGACTTTCTATCATCTTTGAGACCGTTCTCTTTTTCAATCTGCTGGCTCTTGATTGTATTCTTTGCTTCGTCTAGTTTGCTTTTGGCTTCGACCAGATCAGCTAATTTTTTCTTTAAGTCTTCTATCTTCTCGCTGTTCTGCTCTTTTGCATTTTTCTCGAGGACTTCTAATTTTCTTTGAGTGGCTTGGATGGAATCTGATATTGCGTTGAGCTCGTCTTCTATTGATTTTATTCCGCTTCTAACCTCTCTCTTTTCTCTCTTGACTATTTCCAACATTTGGTTGATGACTGAGAAGCCGAAGATCTTGTCTACGATGGCTTTCTTATCACCGGGTGACATTGTCAGAAAAGACTTAAAGTCATTTACTGAGAGTATGATCAGATTCTTAAATACGTTAGCGCTGATGCCGAAGAGTTCTTCTTCTAAATACTCCTGGACGTTACTTTTTCCAGCCTGATCAAAATCTACTCCGTCGATCTTTACTTTGAAAACTGATGGAGCCAATCCACGCTCGATCTCTATCTTCTTCCCTTTGGCTTCGAGATAGATCTTACCCCAGAGCTCTTTGTTGATTCTGTTTGGTAGATCTGAATTGGTGAAACCGTCGACCTTGCCGTAGCAGAGAAACTTAATGATGTTGGCAATGGTGCTTTTTCCATTTCCGTTATTTCCCGTGATCAGATGGAGACAGCCTTCTGACTCCATGTCAATGTACTGTACTTTGTTACCGTACGACGCAAAGTTGCGAAATTCTATTCTGTTTATTTTCATTCTTGGTTGACCTTTTGGTAGAGATTCTCCACCGTGGACAATAATCTTTCTTTGAGAGTGTCATCGTAGCTGCTGGACTCAATGTATCTTTTAGAGATGTTGATCACGTCATAATCGTCAATTTCATCTGCTAGAGTCTGCAATTCCGCTTCTTCACTCTCATATACTTCTGTCTGAATGCTTCTAGCTGAACCTTCGAGAAGATTTAGAAGCAGA